GTTTTTTTTGCGTTTGTATTCCTTGTATGGGTATCCTTGTGTTTCACCATATTGGATTAATCGTTGGTACCATCCGAGTTTACTGTTTGGACTTGTTAGTTTTTTGATTTTTTTTATTGCTGAATGGTAGCTTTCACCTTGGTCGAGTAGTGGTTTTATTTCGTTGAATAGTTCTATTGTTTCTTGTTGTAGGTCTTCGGTTGTTCGTTCTATTATTCTCATTGTTTCACCTTTTGGTTGTATGTGTAGTGTTTGCATTTGAGTATGCGTTGTATGTCTGTCATTCGTATGCCGTATTGGCAGGGTGTGTTTAGTTTTTTGTAGTGTTTGCAGTATAGGCAGAACATTTTAATTACTCCATTTGCGTGATAATTCCTTATCATTGAATACTGTTTTTTCTTTGCATTCTGCAATGGTACTTGCATCATGTTCAAAGAATTTCAAACAGAAATCTTTCTTTGGATTGTAGTGGTCGCAGTTCAAATGCACATTACCTTTACAGTTATCGCAACTTATACTATCATTATTTGGATTGTGTAATTTGTTCTCACAGTACAGTTCATCGTTTTTATCCAATTTACGATACTCACAATCTTTAAACTCAGTCATTCTTCAACCTCTTTGCTAAAAATAATCACCATATCATCTTTGTTGGTTTTTAATTCAACATTAACATCAGTTATCAAATCCAATATGCTCATACCTGACAATACTTTACAGGCATCACTATAATTTCCTCTTGGTAAATGTGTAGCAGATATTGGTTGTTGTGCTAATCTGTTGTATGTCTCGTGGATATTATCCCATACTTTCTGAAACATTAAAACATCATTACTCATTGTTTCACCATTTAAAATAAGATATTATTTTATCACCTTTGATTGCCCAAAGGCAATCGTAACCATCAAACCTTGTGTGTTCAATTTTCACATCTTCAGCATTGATGAATTGTTCCTGAAGATCGTATTTCATTTTCTCAACATTATCAAAAAATTCCTTGAAGTTCATTCTTTCACCTCAAATTCGAAGTCATCACAAGGACATTTCTTACATTCCACTAATCTCCCAGCAGTACGGTCTTCATTCATATATAACGCACAGTAACCTACAAAACCTGCGGAGTTACTGGTATTATGCTTACAATCTTTATAGGTAACAGGTCTATGATTCATTGTGTTTTCTCTCTTTCTGTGCTTTGTTCTTGCATACCTATTCCATCTGGCTGGGCTTCTGCAAATTGTACTTCTTTTTTAATCCAATCAAGATTTTCTTCAATACCCCTAATAGATTTCATAATAGTGTTTTCACCGATTAACATGAATTGTTTGTCTTTTGATTTGGACTCATGCATATTCCTACGAGCAGTATAAAACATTTGCTCTTGCAATCTTTCAATTAAAACTAATTTTCTTTCAATTCCTAAAATGTAATCGTATATTGCGACTAAATTAAATTCTTCTCCATGTTCACTCATAATTATTCACTCCATATTCTTATTGCACATTCTGGGCAGACGTCCATACAAGACTCACAATAAGTACACTTACTGCCATCATACACCAACTCATCACTGGTAATGGTTAGTGCCTTACCAGAACAGACACTAACACACTCACCACATAAGTTGCATGCAAGTCCAAGACTCATTTGCACCTAATCACTTCCCTAATGAATGAGATATAATTCTTCAACCAGTTAATACTCCATTCCAAAGCCTTAATCTCACCATACAAATCACCTAACTCATTCTTAACATGAGTCTTACGAACATCTGCATTGTTCTTACCATACAAAGCCTTGAAATCAGTTTCACCAATAATCTTATCAGATAAAGCATTGTAATTCTCTTTCGCTTTCCAGTATGCAATCTCTTTACTGGACAATTCACCGATTAAATCCTCATAAGTGTTAATCAGACATTCCATGCTCACATCGATTGCCATACAACCACACCATTCTTTCACTTCACCGTCTTCGGTATCGTAACTGATTAACATTTCCCAGTTTCCATTGGTTAATCTGTAATCCATTACAATACCAGTTTCATTGATTTTTGCTATATCAAACTCATTTAAATTGCTCATTAGTATTCCCTCCTATTTACTCTATTCTGCAATGTCTGCAATCGATGCTTCAACATCTGATGACTCCACTTAACATCAGTAATCACCTCTGAATAATCCGCACCGAAACCATCTTCCAATACTGCCAACTCTCTCAAAGTTATCTGCATTTCAGATACTTCATTCTGTAATACCTTGACCTCATTCATCACAATCAGCTCCTACTTCAATACGAATATACACATTACACATTTCACCATCAACCACACCTTTACAGACACAACCTTTTGCCTCTTGATCAAGTAACATGTCAGCCACCTGCTGCAAAGACAACTTAGTAAAATCAGCACTACTAATCTCCATCACTATCACCATACTGTTCATACACTTCTTCCCATTCAGTCACATCAACTTCATCTCTCCTACAGAATGCATGGCAAACTTCAACAATATCAGTAAGTTCCACTTCAGGAACTCCTAATACTTCAACAGCATTAGATAGCAAATACTCATCTATGGTGTTAGTGTCACGATAAGTTGTGTAGAGTTTACGCCATGCAAGATTGATTTCTTGTTTAGCAGCTTTCTCCTTTGCTTCTTCAATGTTTCCACGTTCATTCATTAAATGCAATTCTAATTGTGATTTGCTAATGTTTTCCACTAGTTCATGCATTTTACTTGTAGGGAGTAGGTTGTTTCCTATCCCTAAGTATTGTTTTAAACATTCTTCCACGAATCCAGATAGATTAGGTATTTGTTTTCTTGCTTTTTCCAATACTTCTGAATCCAAGGATATTGTTGCTTTTTCTTTTGTCATACTTCCCACCTCATTTAGTAATACTTTTTTTCTACAGGACCATCACCCGTCCAAGATTATTATACATACATACATAAAATACATACATACATACAATAATCCAAAACCTCCTATAGAGCATTTTCAAGTTTACTGATTGCCTCCTCCAACACATGTTTTGGATCAAGTGAAGTGTTAGTACATAGTACACCACATTCATTCTTCAACTTGAATAAACTTTCTTCAGATAAAGGCAAACCCTCATACTCTGCTTTCGCCCATACCATTTTTTCAACATCTGAGATGATTTCCAATTCTTTATCAGATAACATACCTACTATTTCACCAGCAGTTTCAACTGTTAGTCCAAGACTGTCTAAGCTTTCACTGTAGATGCGGATTGCATGTTGAGCATCACTTAATTTAGTTGAAGTTCTGCCTTCGCATTTTGCCCTTGCAATAGTTAACCTTTCTAATGATTTAAGGTCTCTTGCAGTTATTGGTTTACCATCATGATTTTGACTTGCTTGTTGCCTTACAGTTACATAAAACTCTGACAATAGGCCAATTACTTCTGAAGTCAATACTGGGAAGCAATTGGCTTTCATATAAGTGATGTATTTCTTGAAACATTCATCAGATAATACTTCGGAGTGAGTATGTTCTGTGTTTTTACTGAGTAATGTTTCGGCTAATGCTTTGTCTTTTGTTTCATTGACATTGTCTCTGAGAACGAAGATTAAATCAAAACGGCTTAATGTTGATTCAGCGATGTCTAATTGTTCTCTCATTAGTTTAGTATCGGTGAACCTACTGTATTTTGGGTTTGCTGCTGCGAGTATACTGGTTCTTGCGGTCATTGTTTGAACTAATCCTGCTTTTGCTGAGCTAACTGACAATTGTTCCATAGGTTCGTTCAAACTTTTCTGTGCTGATGGTGAGAGTTTATCGAATTCATCAATAACAAGTAATCCAGTATCTGCGAGTATTACTCCACCTGCTTCCATTGTCCATGTTCCAGTTAATTCATCTTTAACTGCACTTGTTGTTAGTCCGGCTTGACTAGTATTGGTTCCTGCTATACTAATGCATTTAGGTGCACGTTTATTCACTGCAGAAACAAGTTGACTCTTACCGACACCAGGGTCACCAATGAGTAGGATATGACTTGTCCATCTGTCCATTGTATCGGATTTGAAAGTGTCATCTGCAGGCCTTGAGCCTTCAAATAATTGCAATAGTAATCCTTCCTTGACTGTTTCGTGACCGTAGATTTCAGGAGCTAAAGTGTTCACTAATAATTGGTAAATGTCTTGTCTTTTAGATAGTTCAATTATGAATTCTTTATCGGTTTCGGTTAAACGATAATCTTCAAATGCATCATCTACTGGAGTGATGTTATGAATGTCTATTAAGAATTCAAAGCCGTCTTGTTTTCCACGAACTTTACGAGGTTCTACACGGAATTGACCGGTCACATCTACAACATCACCGGCTTTAAGGTTATGATAAGGACTTGCAAGATAGTCTTGCATGTATCCTTTGAACTCTCTTGTGTTTCCCCCTTTACGTAATTCTAATGGTTCTTCTAGTTTAACGAGACGATAATCTCTGTAATGGCTACTGTCTTTGAGTAATCTTATTTTTTTACTGGCACAGTCAGGACACATTGTAGGTATGGTGATGTTGGTTCCATCATTAATATTAATGATTATTTGTTTCATACAGTCTTGACATTCATAGACCGCTTGTTTCAAATCTACACGAATATCAGTGATGTTTTTAACCATTGCTTTGCAGCTTATCCATTCCTTGTTGTTGGTGGCATCAAGGTTGTGGAGTTCTACGGTTTCAGGTACATTGATTAATTTAAATGATATGTGCTCTTTAGGAGTATTGTTAGTATTGTAGTACTCTTCCAGACTAGGTATGAAAGTGTACATTTGCCAATCCCAAAAATCCTTACCTGACTTATCCAATAAGTAAGTGTTTAAGAGATTGTAATCAATACTAACTTTGGACTGTTGGCGTAATGATCTAACTCTTTCAATTTCATCAGCGTAATGTGATTTGATGAAATTTCTTAACAGTCCTTTTGGGTTATATGCCATATCCTTACTCCATTGATGTTATTTTCCAACTTGTGTAACTTGAATCTTCGTTTCCTTCGGTGATTTCAACTCTTACTTTGTTCATTTGGTCTACGAGTTTGCAGAATCCAATAAAATCAACACGGTTGAATCTTGTGTATTCTTCTCCGTTTTTGTCAAGTATGTATTTGTCTCCACGTGTTTTCAGTACTGAATAGATAAAGTCAAATGCGGTACGATAGAAATCAAAGTCTTTGCTTAATCCTTTTACGAATCCGTCTTTGTCTGCTCTTGGGAAGTTTGCCCAGCAGTCAAGGATTTCTTCAGCTGCGTCATCGTAGATTTTCAAGTGGATTGCATCGTAGTTTTTGTCTTCTTTGGTGACGATGCATAGTTCCGGTCTACCTTCAATCCAGTCACTGACATCTAATTCGTGTGCTTTGAAAACTTCGTAGTCTGGTTTGTAATCTGTTTCTCTGCCGGTTACTGTCTTGTAGGTTCCATCTGCAGTTGCTTCGGTTGATTGTACGAGGTCATCGAAGTTTACTTGTTCAACAGTCTGTGTTGCTTCTTGAGTGTCTTTTCCTTTAAGTGCCATAAATATTAACTCCTTTATTTAAAATTAAAATAGTGAGGGTTTTATTTGCCCTCTCTGTATTTTGGCATGTCTTCGGCGAATGTGCCTTCAAATCCTGCCATTTTCATAATCCAGCTTAAACCCATACGGTATGCTTTACCTAATGCCCTTGTCTGTGCCATACTTGCGATTGCGAATAGGTCTTTTTGGAAACCGCTACGGTCTGCTTGTGCTTCTGCACGAGCAATCACGGTTCCTCCTACAATCTCATCATTCTCAATGATTGGGTTCTGGTATAATGTTGCTCTTGCTTTATAACCGATGACACGACCTTTATCATTTTGAATGTCTTCGATAATGGTAGTGACGGGTACTATTCCGAGGAATGTGCCGAGTACTTCCCAACCTTCAACGGTCACATATTCAGCTTCCTTGTTGGAACGGTTAAGCCCTTTCACAACTAAACCTTGATTCCTGACCAATGGTGCAAGAGTATTCGCCACATTTGTTGCAACACCTACCTTAGCAGACATTGGAATGTCCGGATTTAATATTGCATAATCAGGTAATTTTTGTTCCTGTACAGTAGGGACAGGTTCCTCTGCTTCCTCACTTACCACTTCCACAGGAAATGGAAGTTCTTCTTCATTTTGTTTGGTTTTTAAAGCCATTTAACTCATCTCTTTTATTTCTTCTATTTTCTGAATGCTTGTGAGCATATCAGATTGTGTCTGCTTTTCAAATCTTTTCAGACTGAAATTTAAGCGACCTTTGTATTCGACATATGACGGGTTTTCAGGAAGTCTGCCTGAGAGACTGACCACTAAAACCAAATCATCATAATTCACTTGAATGCCTCTGCGGTTGTACTTGATTTTCTTTCCAGTTATTTTTGAAAGGCATTTTGCCAAATCATCATGTCCGATAACGGAAGTGAAGTCTGCATGATGGACAATGTCCACGAACTCCTCTACTGTCATTGGATATGGGATTTCTTTCATATTCGGGTCTCTCTTCATGGATTCTGAGAAACCATTACATAAGTATAACATAAGTAATCCTCCTCAATAAAATAAAATAGAGGGTTGGGAGTCTTTTTTAGGAAATTATATTATGTGACAAAATTTTAAAGGTTAAAATTTAATGTAGGTAATCGATTATCAAATTTTTTTATTACTCCCTTTTTCCCTCATTGTCATAGGATATGACCGTTATATTAAGTGGTAGTAATATCCTCCACTTTCTGTTGCTGATACTCCAACGACAGCAAAACATACTGCCACGAATATTATTAGGAGAAAAACTATGGCAGAAATGCAAATAATATAAAAGTTCCTTTGACACCAAAGGTTCAAGTTACGAATATAATCCTCTTTGGTGGGTTTTTTGGACAGTATGTCATTACTGTCATTGGACATATTTAACACTTGTAAAATTGAGTTATTCATATGGAACACCCTCCTTGTTGAGCATTAAATCAGCAGTGTCTTCTTGGTAACTGTTGTGGATTGCACCATAGACTTCATTATTAATATAGTAGTTGGTGACGATCCATTCGCCAGTTACTGCTGATTTTTTTATTTCCACATAGTCATGTAACATGATGCAGTCACTTAACCATGTTGCGAGTGTGACGTGGAATTTTTTCCCAGTACTGGTGCGTACTATTCCACGTTTTAGTTTGCGTTGGATGTTGATTATTTGAGGCATGCGTGTGCCTTCAAAATAAGTGTCATCGTTTGGTGATGCAGGGTTCATTCACCATCACCTTTTAACTCTTTGAGAATCATGCTGTCGATAGCATGTTCTCTTAGTTCTTTTAAGGTGTATTTTTTGCCACCTAAGTCGTAGAGTGCATCATCTTTTAAAAAAATAGTAGGTGTGGAGTTCATACTTTGACCTCCACATTTTCCAGTTTGTCACCATATCTTGCACAGGTATCAGCATAGTCACTGATGAATTTGTCAAGGTCGTTGCGTTCCACAACTGTGATAAATTCAGGTTGTGTCATGAAGCAACCGACTTCCTGACCATGGTGTTGTTCCCATGCTTCGTATGCGTCTACACTTTTGTTAAGTGTGAGTTTTAAGTAAAAAAGAGTAGGAGCAACCATATTTAAGCCCTCCCAGTTAGTTCACATGCTAATTGCCTACCTGCTTCTTCACTTGTCAAATATTTGCGAGTGAATTTCATGTCCTCAATTTCGGACTCTAAGTCACGTACTTGTAAGCAGTAGTTGCTGCATCTCATTTTGAGTGCATTGTTCTGTCTTTGTAAAAAATCGTTCTCGTCTCTCAAAGCATAAAGCTCTTCGAGAACTTCATCAAGTTTTATATTTTCAATATTTTTATTATTTTTCATTTTAATTCACCTTGACTGGTTAATTAATGAAGTAATGTTGTTATCTGTTGCAGCAGATTTCAACTGTCTTCATGTTAATATTGGGTTTTGTAGTATATAAATATTACTAATTTTAGTATAATACTAATTTTAGTATTTACTATCATTTAATATACTACTTATAACAAACATATTAGTAAGAAAAAACAAGGAGTTGAAACACTAATGAAAGAAACATTAACATTCCAAATAGAAAAGGATTTAAAAATCGAATTAAAAGTTTTAGCAGTAAGACAAGAAAAAAGCTTGACTCAATTACTAAACGAAATAATTACAGATTATGTAAATGAAAACAAGTAAAAAGGGAGATATATTTTTTTAATAATTTTTTTATACACAATTTAATACTATTTACCTTACTCAAACTAACCTAATAACTTCCTATTTCGGCTAGGACTATTGTAAAAACATTTAAATAGCATTTTAGTACATAATTATTATTGTTACTTGAATTCATTTTATCCTTGACTGGTAACTTGTTTTTTAGTAGCAACTCTAAAAGTTATTGTGATTGTGAGGTGTTGCAGCACCTACGACCAATCACATCTTTTGGAGATTACATACCAGTTACTATTTCTGTTTTTACCATTAAATAAAACTTTGTTTTACAATAGATTTTTAAAAACTATTTTTTTCTACTGTATATTTCAAGTAATGGTTAATTAATAATTAGTGTTTTGAATATATAAATGTTTTCCTTGCTTATTTTTGAACAAAACACTATGATTTCTCTTATTTTTTATTTAACTGAACACCGAAAACAGCAAAAACACATGGGTCAAAGATTTAAAAATTCAAAGAAAAAATAGCAAAATGTATAATATCATACTTACACACATCATAATATCAAAACCCTCAAAATCGGATTTGATGATCATAAAAAAAATTATGGTGAAAAAAATATGAAAAATATAACAAAAATACTAATAGGAGTTTCAATCCTATTTTTACTTCTAGGTTCCGCAGCAGCATTCGAAATCAACAGTCTAAAAACATTACCGGATTATACTGCATGGGACGCAAACGGATATTCAAATTACACAACAAATAGTAACAGGTATTTCTGTGTTGAAAAAATAGGAACATTCGACGATGATTTCAAAGACGAATGGTTTAACAACCACTCCGAATATAAATATACCACTGAAGCTGTAGGAGATAACATCTATAAGATGGCAGATAATACTTTTAATTTCTACGGTTATCAGGAAGTTGTCGAAGACAACGGAGATTATTACATGGTTAGTATTAATCAAAATAGTAAAATGTCTCCAAGTGAAGAAACAAGTTATTTAAATGATTTGAAAGAATTTAATAAACTGAATAACCTTGAACCAGTAGCAATTTAATGATGTACATAATGTACATCAACCTTCTTTTTTTAACAGCACCTTTCCTCATAATATTTGCAGAAACTAGCATCTTCAATTGCAGAATGTCCCAATTTACAATAAGAAATATCTTCATCATAAGGACAACCCCCGGCATCATATCTTGTTTCATAATCGCAATAATAATGTATACACTCCAGGTCACAGTAGTCTCCTTTTTCAATTAAGTTTGGAGTGCATCTTGCATTCAAATGTTTAAAAGGAGCATCAGGTTCATTATAAACTATTTCTCCTATAGGACATTTTGGAGTTTTAACAACAACTTTCCTTAAATTTTCCTTAGGCCCCGGGGCTCTTGAAATTTCCCTGCTATTAACACCATCATTAACAGGAATTTCTAACTCCACAAAACCATATTCAGTAACTAAATGCCTGATTAACTCCGTAGAATTAATTTTATACCTTATTTCTTCAACGTGTTCTAATGTGGCCGGTACTGTGTACTCTATTTCTTCTACGTCTCCGTATTTTTCAGTAATTTCAATAACAAGGTTATCAAATTCTTCCTGAGAATATTTATTAGTATGTCCTAAAATATTCGCTTCTCTGTCTTCATAGTATCCAGTTTCAACAATATAACAATACAATGGCATAATTAATCTCCTTTTACAAATTCATTCCAAGAGGGCCTATTTTCCTCCAAGGCCCTTAAACGTTCTTCAAAACTACTGTACTCATCAAGTTTAGACTCTAATTCCTGATTTTTATTTTCCAAATCATTAATCTTAGATTCCATCTCCCGCCTTGCATCACTAGTATACACTTTCGCATGAGTATTTTCAAGACTTAAATCCTCCAATGCAGACATATAAACCTCTTTAACATCACTAACATCATGCTTAATATAAGATGAATCCGTAGACACCGGACTTGAATGTCCTTCCAATAATGTACAAATACGAAGATTTCCACAATTTTTTGCAATAATAGTTTCAAAATATTTACGACAAGCATGAGCATGAAACTTTGGAATTTTACTAATTTCTTTATCCCTATCTTCAATAGACAATTCGCCTTTTGTTATTGCCTCATCAATCTTTGATATTCGCCATTCTCTTAATTTTTTATTCTTAAACCAAAATTTATTAGCAACACTAACAGGTAACAAGTGACCTTTATAATTACTTTTTTCAGAACCAAACAATGCATCATTTTTTGAGATTGTTAAAACAATATCATGTTTCTCTTTAATGTAAGGAATATATTCATTTTTTATTCTTCTTAAATTTTGTAAAATTAAGTTACTTGTTTCTGGATCATTAAAAGTTAAGCATGCAATGTTGAACCTTTGTGTTTTACTGGGGTTGAAATACCATGTACCTATCATATCACTAGGAGCATTATCTATAAATTCATTTACATCAGAGTAATTATGATATTCTGATGTTGCTTCCATGAAATCTCCTATAGTTAATTTTGTTGCGTCACCTATTCTCATTCCTGTTGATTGTAATAGTTTTATTAAGCTGGCATGGGTTAATGTTGAATCTGCCATTACGAATTTAAAGTCTTCTTTTTCCAGGAGATACCAATTTTGGGAGTCATCTTCTAAGGATTTGATTTTAGGTAATGTTATTTCATAATATTTTAAGAATACTTTTAGGTATGCTAGGTTTTGATTGATTGTTTTGTTAGAGTTATTTTTATTTTTACAATAGTTAATGTAAGTGTTAAGATACATTTTTATTTTTGATTCAGGATTGTTTACATTGAATTTTGTTATTGTTTTTTCAACTATTTCTTTTCCTGATTCATCGGTTCTTATGTGGTTTGTTGTTTCGATTATTTTGTTTTGTTGGTTTTTACAGTCAGTTATTATATGTTCTAATGTATTATTTGTGGCTTTTGTGAATTTTGTTAGTATTTTTTTATATTGTTTTTTTGTTGATTCAGCTATTTGTTGGCTTTGTAAAAAATTTGTGTAGTATATATCTTCAGTAACTTTGTATGGCATGATGGTTTTCTCCTGATATTGTTTTTTGTTACTGGTTATATTTATATTTTTTATATCTTTTTCGTTATTGTAAAGGATATATTAAATAATTTAATTTCTAGCAAAAAGGATATGTTTATTTTTTTTGTTGGATTTTATTTTTTTTGTAATAATGTGGATTGGACTTAAAATAAACGTTCGTATATTATAAAACGAACAAATTTTTCGATAAAAAAAATAAAGGCCCTGGCATAAAAATACACCAGGACCCTTTTCTGAAAAACATATCGAAAATGTAATATAGATTATGTTGTTTCTGTATATATTAATTTTTTTATAAAAAAATAGACCAGGAAAAAAATTCCTGGTCCCTAATTTCAGATGAACTACCTAAAAAAAAATTTTTTTTACTCAACAATTTATATTTACATGAAAAAATCTGGACAAATATATAATTTTAATCTTTTTTTCAGTTAAAAAAAAATAAGGCCCTCCTTTGGTTTAAATTATTTTTTATAAAAGTTTTTTACATCCATATTTTTCACATTTTCTGCTACTTTTTTATAGATGACAGATTTTTACTCATATAATATAAATGCATCATTGTAAAAAAAAAAGATTTTATTGTGTATAGTTATCGTATACTCTTTTACTTTTATCGGTTATGTTGTGTTGGTGTCGTAGTTTGTTGATTTCGAATTGTTCCTTTAATATTTCAGGTGTTAATCCGTCTTTTTCATATTTTTTGTTTAGTGCTCTTTGCCTGTTTTTGATTTGGATATATATGAGGTATTTTTTAGCTTTCATTTGTTATCACCATCACTGATTTTTGGCTTATTCCATTAAGATAACTCTGGAATGTATTAAATGAACGTTCTTCAACATAACCACAATAACAACCATTGTCACAGTAATCTCCGAGACTGTTTTGTACATCACAGTAAGTATCGTATACTTTATTAATTACTTCGTAATGTCCCCATTGGTTGCGGTATAAGTTATGTATTACACAGTCTTGATTATTACTGTTTATAATTGTTCGTATGCCGTTCCATTTGAGTTCACTGAAATTATACCATTTCACAGATAATTTTTTATTGTATTTTCTGTTGAAGATTTCTACTGCTGTGTTTAGTCCGTCGTGGTCTGTTCCGTCAGTGGTTGTACCTGCCCAACTTGCGATAGTGCTTTGAGGTACTACAATTCCAGTAAGGTTTCTGAATATTTCTTGCAGTGAATGACAACCGCAATAATAGCTGTTATTTTGTCCACGATTGTCGCAACCGCTTTTATTTGCATGACCATACTTTTTGTAGGTTTTTATTGGTGGTATTGGTACTGTTAATGGGTGTTTTTTGTTTTTTCTTTCGTATTCCCAAACAGTTTTAACCATTGCAATATATTGTTCACGGGATAATTTGGATTTATTGTTCATTGAATATACACTAGTTGGGAAATTTCCATATGTGTTAGTGTGCATTATTGCATATTCAACAAAACGTGTTACAAAAACATCACTACCATAATTAGTTCCGTTTTTATTTATAATTTGTTTAATTTCCTTTAATGTTTTTGATTTACCGAAAAAATTATATTCATTTGCAGTAAACACATTCTTTTTGTTAACTACAATCCAGTAAGCAATTCGGTTCATTAACCAGCAATATTTATTAAATTCAATAGCAGTCATACGCTCACCTTTCTTTTAAGAGTTTTTTCCTCAGATTCTAATATTTCTATTTTTGCCTCAATCAGGTCTTTAGATAATTCAGTGTCCGCAGTTTGTAGTTTCTGATAATAGAAATGCTTATACTCCTGTATCTCTTTTAATCTTCTTTCATCCATGTTCATTGGTTATCACTTTTTCTTCGTTTTCATTGATTATGCAACGGTTGTTTTTATTGAAATTGCATTTACTAATGTCTCCATTATGCCATTCACGATAACAACAGCCATCGCAATTATTGTTTTTTATCATGTTATCTCTAATGTGTCGATGTCTTCTAATTTAAAAGTGTGTTGAGTATTATATGTTTGTAAGGATAATTCTTGTGTAGTATCAGTATTGTATACGAGTATTGCTTGTGGATTGTAGGTTTGATCATTTAAGTTGATTTCGTGGTTGGTAGTATTGTAAATTATTGCTGGTGTGTTTTTTTGTTTGTAGTGTCGTGTTGTTCTTTTAAATTTAGTGTCTAATTTGTTTAATATGTTTAGGAAGTTCATTTTTTTTATCACCTTGTTATTATGATGTATGTGTTGTCGTTTAAGGGTAGGAGTACGCCTTTTTGGTTTGGTTCGGGGTTGGTGCTGATTGTGGGTATGTATTGTAGTGTGTCGCCGGTTTCTGTTTTGCAGTCTACGTGGTTTGTGTCTGTGTAGATTTTTGTGATGGTTATTAGCTGTGGTTTTGGTTGGGTGTTTAGTGTGTGGTTTATTATGTCTTGTATGGCGTCGTTTATTGTTTGTTGGGGCATATTTTTTTCACCTCGGGAATTTTTATTTTAAAATAAGAAAAAATATTGCGTATATTTCAATCAGAAACATTCGTAGTTTATGATACTGTCTTTTATGACTCTGCAACATCAAATCAGAAAGAGTCAATGTATTTCAAAGGAAATTGTACTCAAAGTTTTAGTGATGAGGGGTCTACTTTAACTCCAACAAGCGACACATATTATGCACAAGCCTATTTCGGACAATCTACAAATGCAAGGAATACTTTTAGTGGTGAAATGTGCTTTGAATGTGATATAATTGGATTAACTGGCTCTTTTGATTTCGGAATTTATGGTGACATCACATACAGTAGAAATGCAGTTGCAGATGGAACTCATTTCAAAATAATCGTAAAAGATGAAACAGTAACATTTTATCATGATGATACAGTAACAAAGACAGTAGCATTATCTACAATAACATCTGACAAATATTCATTCTTTGCTACTGTAAGAGGAACTACAAATAGTGTTACATTCAAAAATGTTAAGATTTATCCGATTTAAATCGGATATATTTTAAAGTCTTTGAATTTGACACTTCCTTGCGAAATATTAAACCTCATCATACATTCTCCATTCAAAGAACCCCCAATTAGTGAAATAGGAGCATCATTTTTCCAAGCAGTAACTGTATTTTCAGTATATTTGATTTTAAGAACATCTCCTTCATTAAAATCGGTAAAATATACCATACGATGCTGACTTGTTCCATCACGAAGCATAAATTGTGGATTTCCAGTATGTGTTAAATATGTAAATTCACAAATAACATCATTCCATTCCACTAAATCACTCATTTGTGATTTAGGTGTGCCTTTTTTGTTTGGAGAAAGATAATATGTATTTGATGAAGTTGTACTTGCAGTTATTCCAGTATTATCTTCAATGACACTTAATTGTGATAATGATGATGTCCACCATTCTGAATTTAAACTACCATCAATACCATTATCATAAAACATACAATCCAAAACATCGTATGTTACTGATTGTAAACTACTGTCACTTATGTGTGATGAGTCATCGAGTGATGCGATTATGTCTATTTCTCCTGCACCAGTTCCAGTGTAACTGTGGGTTATTGGGTCACCATTGGCATCGTGGTCTAATGTTGCGACGCCTTGTTCATTTGTTATTCCATATCCTAAATATCTGTAATTTGCCATTTTTTTATTCCTCCTTTATGTAGAAGTGTATTTTAGTGTTTTTGGCTATACTGCCATCTTCATCTTTTACTTTACAGGTTATGTCTGTTGTTTCACCTGTTTGGATAATGCTTGGTGTTGCATTTAATGTGAAACTTGGTGTTAATACTTCGTAGAAGTATACTGTCTTGCCGACTCCATCAGATAAGTCATAGTGTAATCCATCGTAGTCTAATAGTTCGGCAGTTATGTCTGTTGTTTCACCAGTTTGGATTACTGATGGTTCAGCATTGACTTGTAAACCACTTATCATATGTATTTCTGGTCGGTTGTGTTGGATTTCCACTGTTGCATCAAGTGAGATGATGTAATCTTGTTCAAGTGACTCTATTGGTATGTTTACCCATTGATTAGGCACTAATTCGATTTCTAATGTGTCCACGACTTTAAAATCAGATGTTGTGTCATCTAATATGTTTGCACCAGTATAATGGATTATATCAAGTTTTAAGATGTAACTGCTCCATCTGAAAACATTATCAGTGAGTTTGACTTTTGGTTGTGCAGTTATGGTTTCATCTGTGATTACTATTCCATTGTCGATAATTGTTGCATTTTCGATGTTGAATTCGTATGTTCCATAACTTCCATTTAATTCGCCTTGACTTATTCTGAAACTTCCAGTATGTCTAATGTTCTGTTTAAGCAAGGAGACATATGCATTGAATTGGCTTTCGGTTAATTGGTCTCCGATAGCATAGTATGTTCCATACTCACTGTAATCTACGATGTCGGAGTTTTCATCAGATATGAATGTGAAGTAGGTTTCTTGACTATTGTTTTCTGTGCTTTCGAGTTTCTGACAGATTATGACTTTATTGTCGAGTATTCGGTCATTACTGTTACTGGAAGTAATGGAATTTGTGTAGAATAATGGATAAATCTTATAAATCTTATCTGTGATTATTTCTTCTACTTGAAACAATGGAGAAGTGAGCATTTGACTTAATTTGACAGTAAAGTTATGTACTGGTCTGTTATGGAAATACTGTAACTCTTTATTCGTTATAGTTGAATAATACATTGTTTATTCACCTCTTGATAAGTTAATGTTAGTCTTATAGATAAAATCAACACCACTAACCGAATGGCAGAAACCTTTACTTGATTGTAAGTGTACTGTATCTTCAATTAAAGCATAATAATACTGCACATCGATTGTACTGGTGTTTCTTTGTGTTTCAAAGAATGCAGTAATGTTATTCTGTTGTAATTCGGAATGTGAGTAACCATTCACTGTTGCAGTTTCTCCACAAGTGAATATGCAGGAATTAAATTCAATATCGTAATCATAAACAGTATCATCGGTTAAATTGAATTCACTGTTCAGTATTATTGCATTTCCATCAGTCTGATAAAGGAAATAAGGATAGTTCTTATTGCTAATCTTACCAATAACATTACAACCATCAACTTCCAAATTACCACCACTTAATATTGCCATATCACAATTAGCAATAGTACAATTGGTTAATTTAGTATTGAAGTCATCAGTGTCATCAAGACTTGCCAAGTCCACTTGACAATCAATAACTGAACCAAAACCAGTACAACCAGTAAATGAACAATCAATTAATTCAACATTTGAATTTGGTTCTTGTTGTACTGTGTTTACTCCATTAGTAAAATTAACTGTTTGAGCTTTGAATGTTAAATCAGATGGAATAACAATTTTATGTGATGCCATATCAATACTGCAATCATTACCGATGAGATTAACAGATTTAGCAAGTGTTAAATCATTGGTTAAGGTTAAATCACTGGTTAATCTACCAGTACCACCAATTTTGAATAGATTAGTCAGTTTTGCTAATGTATTAATAGTTTCAAAGTTAGCATTTAACATTACATCAGTTTCACTGCGGTTTAAAACATCGTTGGTTTCTACGATTACTTTAAATCGTATGTTACCCTCTGATTGCACATTTGTTAGGTCTAAATCGAATGTGTAATCGTTTAATTGACTATTCCAAACAACTGGTAATGTTTTATTATTATAGAGTACAGATATTTTAGTTTCATACTCACCAACCAAATCACCATTAGGTTTATAATCAGTATCAGTACCTAAACTAACCGTATTAACTTCACCAACGATTAATTGTTGGTTACACTCGAATTGGAAATCCGTTTTCAAGAGTTTGACTAACAAATACTGTCCTACACCACCCATAAAATTAATTAAATTATAACCACTAACTAAAGTCACATTATGAGTTTCTTCGGTGTAAGGATATCCAATATACTTCACAGTAACTGGATAAGGATTGCCTAACTCGTTTAAAGTCAAACTAACACTGTCTCCCTCTTTTAGAAGATATAAAACTTCGGCAGTTCTCGCCATTTGTATTGTTCCCATATACAAAAATAATCGCACAGTATACTCGGGCCAATCAACTAATATTTTTTTATGGTAGTCTGCTGGAACAAGTCTACCTTCACTGTCTAAACAGTACATTGCACCAGTCCAAAGATTATTATCAACACTAACTTCATAAGTATACATATCATTTGTTTTTGTTCGTGAAATAGTACAGAAATCAACCTTAACACTACTAAAATCCTCACCATTCGGAAACAAAGCACCTAAATCAACCGTATACCACCAAAAACCTTGATTATCAAATATTGTACCATTCACATCTTCCAAAGTATTCATACAACCTCCTCCACATCACATAATATTTTATCAATACGAAACACTCTTCCATTAACTTTCAACTCCAAAGTTTCAGAATCTACTTCACTTATCTGACCCAATAAAGCCTTAAAATCCATATGTTCCTGCTCCTCATCGCTGAAAAACATTCGCAACTGTGACAACAATTCATCATCAGTGAAAAACTCTGAAATCATAACCACACCACACCAGTGTCCAAAATAAACTTCTTATCTAAAATCTGTTGAGTATCACTATCAACACTACCCAAATAACCCTCTCTATTCAAATAAGGATTATCACTTGTCAAAGTATTCTCTGATGCATCAAAATCATCAACAAAAGCATACAAATCAACATTATACACTTCCATCAACAATTTCGCAGTCAAATTATCCAATTTCTCATAAACAATCCTTCTACGATAAGTTTCATCATCTTCATTGATTCTACGAGAAACACCATAATCCCTACCCCAAGCATCCAACCAACCACCAGTAGCCGAAGTCAAAAATATTTGTTCATATGGCAATTCAAAATTATCCATATAAACACCAACAGTATTATCCAACACTTTACGAACACTATTACTCTTAGATTGAAGATTAGAATGCATTGGCAACATTTCAACCATCATATCTACAAAATCAGACATAACTACTGCACCACCGTTTGATTAAACACAACACTACCCAACTTCAAAACACCACCCACACTAGGAACCAACTCCACAACCTCAGAACCATCACACAAAACACTATCAACACTAACAACATCACCAAACACTAACAAACAATCCACCAAACGATTACGAGACAAAGACTCATCAATACACAAACCAGAATACTCCATACGGTCAAAATCACCACCATCAAAAAAAGCAGTCAAATTCGCCAACAACTCATCATCACCAACCAACTCAGACACAGACAAATCAACAACCAAATCCACACCAGTATAAACCGGCCTATCAACAGTAAAACTATGCCCAATAACCAAATTCTCCAAAGCAGACAAAACAGCCACAACCTCCAACAAAACACTATCCGGAGTAGGCTTAACATCACCATTCACCAAAACCTTACGAGTAAAAGTAGCATCATCAACTAATTTAACATCATGCACACCCAAAACATCCTCACACAAACCAACATAATAACCAACACTACCAAAACCCTCAGACTGAACATTCAAGAGTAACCGTTCACGATAAGAATCATCATCCTCAAAATTAGCACCTAATCTAAAACCATCCTCATTAGTCACAGACAACAAATCACGATCAACATCATCATCAATAATAGTATCAATAGATCCACTATTAACATTCCCATCAACTCCTGGAACAGTACATTGTGCAACAGCAACACATGAAGTTTCACCCTTGAAAATTGTTGCATCACCCAAAGTTTCAAAATCTAATCCAGTATCACTGGAATTGATTAAAGTGCCGTCAGGTATTACAATGTCATTAGTTAATGCTTCAGGTATGCTGAATATTACTGAGCCCTGTGATACCTCACCTGTTATTCTTTCAAGGTTGATGAATGGTAGTTCACCGATTTTGTCTAACCAGTTACCATATGATGTTTGTATGAATGCTATTTTTGTTGATTCATTTTGTTCTTCCAGTAATGCATAGATTCCCACAGCGAATGCTTCGAGCAAGTTTCTTATTTCACTTCCTTCATTGAAATCAGTTACACGGGTTTCACCGACTTCTAATTTCATTTCATAATAATTTATCATTTGATTTACAATATTGGAGATGTTTATTTCATCTCCATTCGCATTATAAAATGATACTTCTTCTAAAGCCATTTATATCTCCTCTACATTTTCGTTTCCATCTACTTCAATTACCCCATTTTTACCCATGACAAGATTTAATTCAGTACTATTATTACTGGAAGTGTATAATACTAAGTTTATTTTTAAAACACCATCCTTATCATATGATACTTCACTTTCATGCTTGGTTAAACGAGGTTCAGCTAATAAAGTATTGTCAATTTCTGCTTGAATATAATGTAATGTGTCTTCCGTTGCTTTCCAACCGAAAAACCCAGTTAACACACTACCATAATCTTCATAGAATAAATTTAATGTGTTTAACTCCGTATTTAATCTGTTTGTAACTGATTGAGCAAGGTTTTCCCTGTACTCTGCAAGTACAATATCCCCATTTCTGAATGTGAAATTTGATTGTAAATCAACACCACATTCGTATAATTCTTCACCATCCATAAAAAATATGCTCCTTTTTATCCTATTTTTTTTAAAAGTCAATGCTTGTTTTCTCAGTAGGACAACCACTACCACCCCAGTGACTACCCCAGCTTGCAAGGTCTCTTCCAGTGTCTACGATATAGGATTTGCCGTCAATGTACACTTTATTATAAACATGCTCAATGCATGAATTATGAATGTAATTACATTTCACACCTATACTACGACACATTGCAGCGAAGAGATGAGCATGGTCGCAACAATTACCTTTACCATGGTTTAATGTTCCTGTAGCACCGTACCTTGTATTAGCGTATCCTTCGTAGGGTAAATGGTCGTCCATCCATTTGAATATTAGTTTAACATTATAATAATCAGAAGCACCAACTTTACAAATTGATTTTACCTTGTTAACAATTGTTGAAGAAATATTATACTTTTTAACCCATGATTCGTTGATTAAACTTTTAGTAGCCACAGCATTAGTTGTATTTTTAGTTGCAGATGTAGTATTATTTGTTGTTTGTTTATTTGTTGCATCAGTATATGCTTTCTGCATACTCTTAGCAGCATTATGATATTCAGAATGAGTTGAAGCAAAAGCGTTTAATGATAACTTCATTTCAGCTTTTCCTTTTGCATCAACACTAATATCACACCCGTCAATATACCATTTGTTACGAACATAACCTTCGTAACGATTTGTTGTACTGTTCAATGCATCTGCAATAGCCACCCAATTCGTTAAATCGAACTCCTTAGGCAAAGTAGTCCATAACCATTGGTTAGTATGAACTTTCTTTAAAGCAGTATTCCCCAAAGGCAATGTAACATCTAACTTCAAATAATCTCTATTATGTTCGACAACTTTCTCCAATGCCTTTGCTCGTCTCTGATTATTATCAATAGTTGATTGAGAAGGAGTAGTATTGGTAGCCATAATTTAAACCTCCGAATTTTTTTTATTTTGAATAAAATTTCCAATTCTTATTACAAGCTTCAGGATTATCTCCACCTTTCAAGAATTTCGCCACCATTTCCGCAGGTGTTTTCGCATACATAAAAGGAATAGCACAATTAGTCAACAATTTTGACGGATAAGATAACCCACTGAAATTACCACTGAACCCATCATCATGTGCACGTGGCAACCATTTATAAGCACTACCTCCTTTACGAATATCCGCAGCAGGTGGGAAAAATCCAACAACAGTACGACTACCATGATTCACTAACGGTCTTCTGAACCAGTCATTAGTTGCTGTTTCTTTTAATGTTCCAGCACATGCCCCACCATACAAAGTGAACCATATTCCATTTTTAACATTCCCTCTCTGCTCATAATGTGATTCGGAACCTACACCGCAGGTTTTACATTTCCAACCGTTTTTCTGTAAGATTTTAACCATAGTGTTCATTTTCCCTTGGTCTGATGAGTGACCATCAATCAAATCAATGTTTAAATAAACAGTTTTTGTCTTAGTACCGTACGGATTATTTTTATTAATATTCGTAGTGTCATTATTGGTTTTCACAGCATTAGTAGTGTTTTTAGCAGTTGTCTGTTGTACAGGGTCGGAAATAGAAGTAGTAATATTACCAAAAAATGTAGTGAGATTTAAACCGGTTAACTGAGTTGAATTAAAACTCACTCCTTTTTTCGCATCTGTTCCATTAACATTAACACCAGTTATTGTATTGGTTGTGCTGAACTTAAACTTCCGTTCGGAGTACTCATTATCAGACAAATGCAATCCAGTATTCTCCCAGTCATTTTTAGATAAAGGTTCAATCTGCAATACCCCACGGTCATTGAAATAAACATCAAAATAACCTAAACGACTAAAAACAATACTTCTAATCACTTCAATAATTGGTTTATCACGTGCAATATAAGATATGTTCTGATTAAACGGATTGCCTTTATACATATTACCCGCATATAATGACTGGTCGTATAAGTTCAATGCACGTAGACCAGACAATTGTTTTTCAAATCCTTTACGAGATGTTGATTTACCATGTGTGATTAATCGGATTAATTCTTTGAAAACGTTCTGATTCTTAACAACAAATTCCACATTCTGCATATACATTCTACTGAAATCTTGACACTGATAATTGTAGATACCAGTTTTTTCATCATATTCACAATCCAATACTACTCCTGCAAAATTTTCATGATACTTTGAAACAATACGGATAGTGAACAGTCCAGTTGTTAAGTCAAGATATTGAGGACTGCTGAAAGTAGCAGTTTTAATCCTCATATCAGTTTCTTTAATATTGTATTTCGTATAAGGGATTGATAGAGCATTTTTCCAATCAATACATTCTTTACCGTTAGCAGCATTGTTGAATCTTTTGATTTGTATTACCGCCCAGTCATTAGCAGGCATTAGATTACTCATTTAATAATCCCCTTAGTGTTTGATTTAATAATTCTTGTTGAACCTATTTGTACTTTTGTTGTCTTAGCGAGTTTTCCTTTACCGATTAATGCATTGAAAGTGGCAGTGTTAATAAAACCGTTAGGTTTCAAACCATATTTGGTTTTATACTTTGTCTGATACTTATGCACAGCTTTACGAGTAACATCTCCATACCACCCATCAATTTGATTCTTTGAAAGACAACCTTCAGAATACAATACAGTTTGCAAAACCTTAATACAAGCAGTAACCTTTTTAGTCTTACTATACCGTAACAATACCGGATTACATTTAGCAAGCTTCTGCTTAGGAGTTAATTTAGCAGCCACCGCTTTTGCTTTCGCAGACTTAACTTTTTTCAAAGCCGCCTGCACACCACGATTAGTATTAGTGAACTTCGCATATTTCACAGCAACATACCTAGTGAAAACTAACTCCCAAACAACATAATCCTTATAATCCTGCTTCCTTGACTTATTCTCAGTAATCAAATACAAATCATTACTATTAACCCCAATAATATCCGATTTAACATAAAACGGGATTAAACGATTCATAAAATAATTCAAAGTAGAAATAACAGTATAATCCTTGAACAAAGTATAATTCAACCTTGAAGGAGATGTAACATCTTGAGGGATATCATAACTAATATTAGAACCATCCTCCAAATCCTGACTAATACCTCCATGAATAACAGTATTCTTAGTAGTATCAATCACATTTGAAGGTACATTAACAAGAGACTTTTCAACATGCTTAACACCTTTCACAGTATCATTCTTATGAATAAGAATTGAAATCTTAAAACTATCTCCTCTACCGTTATTTAATTTAAAATGTTTATAACCATTATTCAAATCAGTTATCTGAACATTTAAATCACGAGTAGTTTCAATTCCTTTATCACGAATAACCCTTAAAGGAATATCTTTAAAAGCATAACCCAGATAATTTTTATCACGTGGAACTAAACTAAAAAAACCCAATTTCAAAACACCTCCCATTATACTCCTTTACTTCTACCAGCAGTCTTATTATTCCAATTAATCTCACGTCTTACAGCATCAACAATCTGCTGAATACGATTCTCATTATCAACATCACCATTCACAATAACAGTAATATCCCCAGTATTACCTAATGATGTTACAAGTTCCTGTATGGATCCATTAGTGAAACTTCCATTACCTTCAATGTCCATTGTGAAACTGTTATCATCAAAAGCATCTACCATTCTACGACCCATGCTGGAAATGTTTCTACTGATACTTCCACCCATTTGCCCTGGTAGATTATCTAATCTTTCAAGTTCGCCTTCAAACATGTAGTACATATACCCAGGAGAACCTATTCCTAGACTTCTTTTTAATGCGTCAATGATTGCTTGACCCATTTCCCAGACCCTATCAGGTAAACTGTTGATGAAATCGTTTACTAATCCGAGTACTCTTTCGAATTCACCCATTACTATTCCAGGTAATTGTTGTATATATGAAATGAATCCGGATACTGCATTGCTTGCTCCATTTACCATTTGGGATACAAAGTTGCCTGCGAAGCTTAGTACTCTGCTGATGACGTTTGCGAATACTGTTGCTATCCGTATTGGTAGTGTTTGTATGAATATTATTACTCTTAGTATCCCTGCGATTACATTTGTGACTGTGTTGACTACAGTTGTCCAGATATTGGTTGCTGTTGTGATTACTGTATTCCATAGGTTTTGTAACCATGTGATTAGTCCTTGTACTGCGGTTACTATTGTGGTCCATATGAGTTGTCCAACCATCATTAATGATTGTCCTAATCCATCGATTGCGGCTCTTACTTGTTCGTTGTTGAAGTATAAGTATGCGAGTATTGCTATTAATGCTGTGATTGCGATTATCAGTATTCCGATTGGATTTGCATCCATTGCTATATTCAAAGCCCATTGTGCCGCTGTGGCTGCATACTCTGCTATGGTGGAAGCGACCAATGCTGCTTTTTCAGCAACCCACATGACAGCGGATTTCAATGCATTATAACCAGTCAACAGGACACCTTTTGCCAATTGACCAAGACCGACCACAGCATTTTTAACAGCACCCGCCGTTGTCACTATCAATTCCTTTGCAAAGGAAGCCATTCCCGTAATTGCACTTTTCAATGCAGGGAGAACATTCGTTCTCATTGATTGTGCGAGACTGCTGAATGCATACACTGCTTTTGACTTGACACTTTCCGCAAGTCCGAACAAGGCATTCTTCAAACCACCCAATTTGCTTGTTATTCCGAGTAAATCTCCGGCATCTTTCAATGCATTAAGACCTGTTGCGATTTGACCTAATCCCATAACCACATCTGTTATGGGTGTTGCCATTTGACTTACTGCAATAGTCATACCAACAAGCCCACCGGAAGCTTCATCAAGTTTCATGATGAAATCCATCGCACCTTCACTGCTTTTAAGGAACATGTCCCCAAAATTCATCTTACCCCGTTCAATCATGTCATTGAACTGTTGGAGTTTATTGTTGTAGATGTCCTGTGATGCGATACCATTCCACCCTTCCTCAGTCAGGGCTTCCTGTAATGCTTTACTTCTTTCCTGAACAGTAGTGGCTTCTTTCAGTTTATCGACATGTGCCTGTAAGATAGGTGACCTTTCGATTTCCGCAGTATTCCCTGCTAGAATATAATTCATTAAATCCTGTTGTGTTTCTGTTGCGGATTTCCCGAAGTTTTGCATTGCAGCCATATAATCTGCTGCGGCACCACCCATTTGGGTAAATGCTTCGGTAGTCATGTTAGCATCTTTCAATGCTGCCTGAGATAACAGGTTTTGTAATGTTACATCGTCACCAGGAAGTTTATCTGTCACACTTCGGATTTCTTCAAGTTTCTTTTTAGCAACATCTGCTCCGAGATTCATGGAGAGAAATGTTTCTGTTTGTTCCATTCTACCGGCGGAATCCAAAACATCTCCCATCACTTGACCTACTTCACTTGCACCTTGCTTTAACCTGTCGAAACCTTCGCCGATTTGACTAACTGCTTCCATTGCAGAAATGTTGTTTACATTCACATCAATTTCAGATGGGTCCATACTGTCGATTTTGGCTTCGGCTTCTTTCAATTCGTTTTGACGGACTTTTAAATCTAAATCAATTTCTTCGAATTTCAAAGCTTCTATTTCAGCGTCAATCTTTTTGATTTCTGCATCGTTGGCATCGACGTTTAATGTGGCTTTTTTGTTTTCCAATTCTTTGATTTTGGCTCTTGTTTCTTCGAGTTTTCTGGTGTCGGTTTCCAGTTCGAATCGGATTCTTTTTCTTCGTAACTCTTCGATTTTGTTTTCGAGAGAAGTTACTCCTTTAAGGTCGGCTTCGGTAGCAACTTTTACTTTTACTTGTTTTTCCGCCATATTAAATTACCACCATTGGCTTGTTTCTGCCTTTGAATTTCTGAATAGTATCCGCTATAATCACTATCGCATTATACTGCAATAATGTCATATCAGATATGGATTTCTCTGTGATTTTGTAATCAGTGTACATATGCAGGAGAGTTAAGTGTTTACCTTCACCGCTCCTGATGTCTAAAAATCCATTAGGCTTTGATTTGTCAGTTCGACTCCACTTAATTCCATAACTTTAGTGGCTATTGCATTCACCACTCCGATCGGTAAACTGTTTATTTCTTTGGTGGTGAATGATGTGCCGTCTTGTTTGAATAATGATTTTTCCAGTATGGTAGTGTTGGCTCTCGCAACATTCTGATTGGTTCTTAAATCACCAAGTTCTTTCAAGGTCAACTGTTTCACCAAGGCTTTTGCCTGTACTGTTTCACCGTTTGGTTTTGGAAATTTGATGACGATTGGAATTTTGGTATCGTCACCGAGTATGATTAAGTCTTCGAGATTTAACTCTCCGTCAAGTTGTGCAATCTCTTCTTCTTTCAATTCTTCAATGTTAGTCATAGTAATTCACCTTTAAAAATTGTAAGTATTAAAAATAATCAAAGCCTTATTCAAAATAAACAAAGCATATCTTCAAATATAAAAAAAAGACCTACTCACACCTATATGAGTAGGTTAAAATAAAATAATCTAAGCTTCCTTAGGGTCCTCTTCCTTACACTCACCATAAATGAACTTTAAGGAATGAACAGAATGTTCCTCAGGATTCATCTCATAATCCTTAGTATCAAGAATACAATTAATATAATTCTTTTTAATAATGTAAGCACCCTCACCTTTAAACTTAATAGTTTCAAGAGTAGTAATCATAGCAGGGTTTGCCAACATATCATTCAACTTGTTTTTCAATTCAATATACTCATCAATGGAATCATAAGACAATTTCTCAATCTCCAAAGTTCCACCAACTTTCTCAGCACCTTGCGGTACAACTTCATCAAAACAAGTAACAGTATCAGTATCAGTTTCAAGAGAATCCTTAACACTAGTTCCCCTGTGAACTTCAAAACCACCTTCACCGTTTTCATCTGCACCGATAATAATTTTTCTTGTAGCCATATTTATTCCACCTCAATTGAGTAATAAACATTGATTTTAGTAATAATGCCTGCGAAAGTCATACTAGTAATGTTAACATCAACAGTGTTAGCATCAACTTTCTCAATGTTGAATTGTATATCTTCAAGTAAGTCAAGACTATCAATACATTTGTATTTAACACGATCCAATTCTTGTTCTATTTGTTCGTATGTTGCAGGCCTGTTTCTACTACCAAGGAATTGATGTAATGCCATTTCTTTGATGACATAGTCTCTTACACGGTTAATGTATAAATCTAATCCGTTTGGTTGTTCACTGTTTACTACAACATACTTACTGGAACCCCTGTCCTGACATTTTAAGATAGTCAATCCTGCTCCGACTAATGATAATCCTGCATCCCCAGTTTCAAAAGTGTACTCTGGTTCAATTGCAGTAACATATGGAACTTGTTTCATAGTCATTGAGTTTCCTACTGCTAAATCTGCTATGACATGTGCGTAATATGCGGATGATTGTATGATATCGTAGTTTTCACCGTTCACAGTCATGTTTTGTGAGATTAAACCGTAACAGTGGTCTCCTGCAAGTCCCGCAGTGGTTAAATATGCAGATGCATTTTGACGGGTAATTCCTGCAATGTATCCCGCAGGGTATTTCATCTTGAATGTTTCTTTTAAGAATGTGTCGATGATTACTAATGCATCGTCTGCGAGACTGTCTGCGACATATAGTAAATCAAAGTCTTCACCTTTGATTTTTGCTAATGCACTGGATAGTTTTGCGGTTGTTAATGTTTTGTCCCTTGTTCCTTCGTTTTCAGTTGTGATGTTTACTGCAAGACAACTTCCAGTCCCGAACAGTATTGGTAATGCTTTACAACCATTATAAGTTGCATCAGTTCCTAATGCAGTTTGTGCATTGGATAAACTTAAAAATACTTGTGGATTAGTTTCCAAAGTGTCAAATGCTCCAATAATTGCCACTTTGTTTGCTAATCCAGTTCTTCCTTTTACTGGTCTTTGTTTTTCAAAGACCTCAATTTTTGGATATTCAGCAGTCATAATAATTATGCTCCTACATTTGATTTCTTATAATCTTTAATGACCTTCTCAAGGTCTTTTTCATTCTTAACTGTCAAGTCGTTTGACTCAATATAATATGCAACACCATTTTTTAGCATTGAAGAGATTTCCATTCGGAACAGTTCCTCTTTCCAAAGGAAATCCTGTTTTGGTGTTGCTTCGGTTTTCTTTTTAGCCATATAAAATCAACCTCATTATCTGTATAATGTATGTGATAGTTCAAAAGCCCCCATCACCGCCCATCCGTTCCTTGGATGGTTTAAGAGTTCACTGTTGGTGATTGTAGTATCTGCGACCATATCATCGAGGCATTTCCAGTCCTCATTGTCGATGAACTGTTGCATGATGTAATCGTGTAATTGACATGCTTTCAAGTAAGCCTTGTCATTTCCACCTCTAACATGGAAGATAATAATTGAATGTGCAGTAATTGGTGTGTGTACTGTGAAATCAGAACTGTAATCAATATTATCAATGTAAACATCTGCTACGGGTTTTTTTCCGAAACTTTTCAAGGTTTCTTCATTGTAACCGTAGTTGACTTTTCCGAAGATAACATGATCGTCATCATCGGTCAGAGTTTGGAGATTGTTATGAATCCATTGACTTATCTGACCACACATCCGATAGTCAGGTATTGTTTTTTCGGTTACTGTGAATTCGTATTCTTCATTGAGTATTATTTCAGTCATCCGTATGCCTCCAAGGTTGCCAGTAATCCTCTGCCGAGGAAGTCATTTGGTTTGATTGCTCGTCTTTTTGTTCTCCATCCCCATGGCATCTTCATGGGTTTGCCTTCAACGGCTTTGCTTCCGGCTAATACATAGATACCATGTGGTGCTAAGCCTTCATCCCAGTAACCAGTTATTAAACTGTATTTATCCATTATTCGAGTGTCAACACGAATACTTCTTTTTAATCTTCCTTTGTCATATGGTGCTTCTTTTTTTATGTTGTTCTGTAAACTGATTGCGATTTTATTGGTTTCCGTTTCCAGTATATCGCTGTTTTCAATGTACAGTTGAACATAATCGGTTATCTCACCCATCTGCGAACACCTCTACGATGTCTTTTCTGATTGTATGTTCTTGCATGTGAATGCTTGACCATCTGATGTGCTACTTTATCTGCTTCCTCAGCATCTGCATTCAAGTAAGCATCGATATAGTCATCGAGCATTGTCTGTGCTTTATTAAACCATACATCGTAATTGGAAGGGAGTTCGTCACCATGATAAAGGGATAATAGAATATCTGATGCACTGTGGTAAATCGCAACTGTCCTTAATGCATCGGGATTAGTAGTTGGAATCGGAACAAAGTTCCTTTTCAGATTGGCATCAATCCATGCAGTACTGTTCTTGATTGCAGTAGTGAACAGTTCAGTTCCCACGTCATCAGAGATGTCCCCGAATAGGCTATTGACATCTGACTCTTCACAATATGCCATAAGCCATCACCTTCATAGTTTTTTTATTGCGCATCTTCTAATGCTTTGATTCTAGCAAGAATAGTATTTGCAGTAGATTCATCACCGATAGCATCTTGAATGTCTTTAACATCAGCTTTAATATCAGTAATGTCTGTTGCCTCACCTGCTTCAGCATTTTCTAATGCTTCAATTTTTCTCAATAATCTGCGGTTAATATCAGTTTGAGAGCCTTCAAAGAAATTATAAGCTTCTACCATTCATATCACCTTTTAAAAAAAGTATTTAAAAGGAAAAACTTAGTTTCCTTTTACAATTAAGAATCCATTGGAATCTCTCATATTCAAGTTGGATTCAACCCAAATGTAGTAATCAACGGTTTGTGGCCTGCCAGTTATGTTTTCTTTGACATTGACGAAACCAGGTAATATTGGAGTTCCATCTTCGGTAGCAGTGAGGCCGTCATCAGCTAATGCTTGAACTACGTTGTATTCTGGGTCAGCGTATTTTTCAATAGTTGCACCAGGGTTAGCGGAATCAAAGAATGCCATGTCGCCGTCAGCGATTTTATGAGAAGCAATGTAATTGAAGTTTGGAGTGTAATCTTCTTTTCTTAATGCTTTCTCAATTGCAAGTTTGTCCGCACGTGAAACTAATGCAGTGTTTGGTGCGTAACCGGTTGCATTGTCATTTGCATCGTATCTCATTTCATCATCGATAGTGATTTCGTTTTCGATAATGTTAGCTGCGGAAGTCCATGCTTTCAAAGTTGCACTGGACACTCTTCCTCCGTCGAGAATTGAGTTAGCATATTTGTCTTCGCAGAAATCAGCGATTTTAACAACAGATGCGTTGTAGAATGATTCTAACTGGGAGTTGTATCTACCTCTCTGTTTGTCACGAGTGTTAGCACGGTACATGAAACCGATTGGTAAGGTTTGTCCGCCTACGGTTTGTCCTTGTCCGAATTTGATTTCGTTGAAGTCAATTCCGTTGTTGGAGTAAACTGGGTCTCCTACTTGGATATCTCCGTTTAAGTAATTGGTGAATAATCCAGTTTCGTTCTGTTCGACTGGTAATAAGTTTAAGAATTTTAATGCTTGGTAAATTCTTTTCTGTACGTATAATTGGTCATTCTGTACTTTGTCTTCAAATACAGCTGGTAATCCATTAAATGCCATAAATTTAATCCTCCTTATTTGATTCCGATTGAGATTTCATCCTCACTGGTTTGACCTATGAGGCAGATTGCATCGGATACGGTTGTGCCTGATGATGCGGTTTTCTTCCATCCATCTGCAGACCATTCCACATACATTCCTGCAGTGATTGCTTCGGATGCTTTTGCAGGTACGGTTCTGATGTCGCTGAATACGGATTCAACACCGCATTTACGAAGTACATCTGCAGTTTTTGCCTGTGCTTCGGTGTATGCTGTGGTTGGGTCTTCATCATATTCCGGATGATCATGTGCGAATCCAACTATTACTCCGTTGTTTCCAGTTGCTTTTGCGATGTATGGAAGTTCTCCATCGTCTCCGACGATTGCTACTGCATCGCCTTGTTTTACTGGTGCAGCGACTGAAGGTTTTGTGCCGTCACCAGTTACACTTACAGTTTCTACGATGCTTATTGCACCTTCAACTGCTTTTGCAGGGAATGTAATCCCTTTGAAGATATTTAACATAGTATACATGTCCTCCATTAGTTTAGTTTTTAAAATAGTTTGCTATACGTTCGGCTGTACCGGTGGGAACGCTTTTTCTTTTCTTTTGGGTTTCCACGATTGGTTTTGCGTCACGGTATAAGTTTAAGAAGTTTTCATTGTCTTTTAAGCATATGTTGATTGCAGATTCTCTTTGTTTTGGTAGGATTATGCCTTTTTGTATGTAGGCGTCTACGGTTGCTTCTGCTCTTTCTTTTTCGAGTTCTGCGAGTTTGGTTTGCATTTCTTTGTATGCTTCGGTTTCTTTGAGTCTTGATTCTACTTCGTTGTTTAGGTCTTCTACGGTTTCATCGATTTTTGTGGTTTTCTTTTTGAGTTCTTCTTTTTGGTTTTTAATTTCTTGGTTTTTTTCTTCGATGATTTTTTCGTATTTGTTTTTTAGTTCGTCGAAGTTGTTTTCTTTTTTAGCTTCTTCGAGTTGTTTTTCGAGTTCTGCTATTTTTTCTTGGTATTGTTCGGTTGTCATTTCTTCAGTCATGGGTAATTCACCTCAGGTTTTGATAGCCTCCGCTAAGACTGTTAGCATCATCGGAAAAATAAAAAAAATAAAAATAATTAAGCTATTTTGTAAAGAGTTCCTTCAATAGTATAAGCAGTATAATTCTGCCAACCTTTATCAAAAGTTTCAGTCATTACAAAATACTCTTCAAAGTTTTCTGTGTTGATCGTGATTACAAATGATGTGTTTTTGAATTGGATAATATAATGCGAATTGGTTTTTATATATCCTATCGGTTCGATTTCACCAAGGTCTTCATTAAGAAGATTGTCAGGAACATACACATTCAAGTCAACTTGTTGCAATATTTCACTGACCAACATATTATTCACCTAATAGTTTTTTAGCTTCTTTGGATTCCAATAATTTTTCAAAGTAAGCAGTTTTTTTAGGGAACCTTTTGCACCATTCTTTTGCAGTGATGATTTCCCCATCAGGCATTTTAATTCTGACATTAGGGTCCTTCTTGTTAAGCACCATCGAACCCGCTTCTGCGATATCTTCTGCTATTCTTGTAGAACCTTTTGTCGAATAACTATACAAACTGCTCCACCCTTCTTCTCGTACAATCTTCCTATATTCTTTACTTTCTTGGCTATGATATTTGTCAAACTCCGAACCGAGAATATTGTCGAATGCATGACTCATTTCGTGATCTACGGTAGATTGTATTGAATTAGAATCCAAATCTCGTTTGTGACTGTATATTGTAATTGAATTAGAAGAAGTGTAACAAACTCCTAACTCACGAATATCTGTGCTTGGGTCTAAATGTAAACTGGTTGTTGCTCGTTTAAGGAAAGGATGTGATTTATCATAAGATTCCAATACTTCTTTTGTCTCTAAAATATCAAACATTTCCATTCCAGTTATATCTACATTGTGCTTTTCATCTCTGAAAATAGGTCTGCTTGATGTTTTACCATATTGGGAAGTTCTCTCTTCAATATAAGTAAATCCGAAGTAAGAAGCCAATTCTTCGTTAGAATTAATTTTAGCATAATCCAGATTATTATTCTTTTTACCGCCTTTTTGCAGTAAGATTTCTTCTACAACTTTTCGGTTATTAGAATTTGATGCAATCTCTTCAAGTTTCTTAATGGTTCTTTTTGCAGATTTAATTCTACTTTCAAACATTATTCTGCGAGGGTCATCGCTTGAAAGTTTTTCTAATGCCTTTGTATTTTTCTCAATAATTTGTTGAGATTTGTTATACTTTTTTAATTCATCGTCAGTTAGATTATCCAATATATTTTTAGGTTCGTCTGTTTTTGGTTTTGTTGTAGTGGCAGTTGTAGTAGTAGTCTGTTGTACTGGCTCAGTACTAACATTAGGTTCCTCCGAAGTATAATAAACAACACACCTACAATTACCATTCCATGAAGTCTTACCATTCCGCATAACCCATAAAGTATGCCATTTAGGTAACTCAACACAATAAACAAAGTCATCATAAGGTATCTTATCCACAGTACAACTGCTAAAAGTAGTGTATTGTGATTTATTAATGGATATTTGATAAACATCATTCTTTTGTACATATTCTCCATTCTTATGCTTTGAAACAGTTCCTTTCTTCGTATGAACACTTATACTTGGATAAAAACCACATAATAATATTAAGTAACTTAAATCATCTCTCAATCGTTTACTTGAAGTGTATAAAATTCTTTCAGATGAATTCTGCACCAAATCATTATTACGGATTCTCTCATGCCCATCACCTAACACATAATTGTCAAGGAATATATTCAAACATCCCTTATCAAGTGTAAACACTTCTTTTGGAATGTATTTCTCATAAGAATAACCTAACTCTACAAGATAATCATATAATGGCTTGGAATAGATTTCATAATAAGATTTACCGATTGCCAACCTGTAACCTAACTTGTCGCAGATTGCTTTCAGTCTTGGTTCGATTACATCACGATTACTGACAATCTCTTGTGTAATCTTAACTGGATAACCATGTGCTTTGGCAGTTTCAGGATTATGCAAGACACTACCCTCTGAAATGTACCATGCCATGAAGAATGCAAAGTCAGACGGTTCAAATTCCAAACCGTTAATGTTGATTGCTTCAGGACTTTCTCTGTCTGTGTCAATGCATCTGACAAAGTGACATTCACTATTCAGTTCAGATGGTTTGCGGAATTGAGGCTCAAAATATCTTCCTTTCTTTCCACCATCTTTTCTTTTGTGAACAAAGCAATCATGGTCTGGAGTAACGCACACATCGAACCATTTATTATGAATGTGATATAATTTTCCATGAACATTAGGCACTTGTATTAGTTTTACTGGTTCAAGGAATTCAGTTTCATTAGTTTGTGGATTTAATGATAGGATTTTGTCAGTTTCAGTTATATCTTTGAAGTATTTCCAACCATTATCTGTAAATACTTTGGTTTCACTATCATAGCAATTAGGATGAACCGGAGGCAAACTCCCCGTATCATTCATTGAGAATATACGGTCACCAATCCAACCTTTACCACCAGCACTTGTATCAGATGGAGTGAAACTATCATCATTCTCCGGAGTCCAACTCTTATGCCACCTATCCTTGCAAACAGGACAAGCAGTATTCCGACACTCAACATACCAACCATTAGCACCACGCTCCCTGTTAATCACATAATCACTGACCGTGGCAGTACGAGCAATCTCAGTCCTTGCAATAGCTCTTGCACGTTTGCATTTAATCGCAGAAACACGATTGGAAATATTCAATGCAATTTCATCCTGAGATAAATTACGATTATAACCATCACGAACAATATCACGGACACTATCCTTAATGTCCTCACCAACATCACGAATCAGTTCACCAACTTTCTCTTCAACAGTAACTCTTACAAGTTCTTTCTGAGCGGGTCTGCTGAAACGGTGATTGTTGGTTTCGGATAATATCAAGTCAATCATTGTCTTATCATAACCTAATGAGATTAAAGGATTGCCTTTATCAGGAAATGCTTTATGATATTTATCAAGAAAAGCCTCCAACGAATCAGAAGCTTTAACACCTTTCTCTAACCTTTTAGTAATCTCATCAAACAGTTTATCAGTGTACTTGATTCCTTGCTTAATCAGTTTGTCCTGTGATGGCATAAATATCATCTAAACTAGATAAAATCTCATCAGTAGTTTCTTCACCGGATGAAGATTCCTGATACTCGAAATCTTCCTCAGGCATTTCCGGTTCTTCATTCACATACTCAACACCCGCTTCTGACTTGAACAGTAATGCAATACTCTCATGAACGGCACTGTTCTCAGTATCCAATACTCCTTTCTCCATCAACGGAATCAATATATCAAACAGTTTTCTCATATCACCGGAAGTGAACTTATCAAAACTAAAAACCGGAGCTTTACGAGTCTTACCAAAATTCAATTCAGTAACAAAATTAATTTTACTTTGAATACAATTAGCAATATCCTCCAATATTCCATCAAAGATTAATTGACCAAATTCAGATTGTGTCTGTGATTGAGCATAACTTCCGGTTTGGGTATTATCGCCCATAATCAAGTTACCTATGAACATTCTACGGAGTATCTGATTGTCTTTGTAAGCTAAAGCATTGAAGAATATTTCACCATTATGACTTGATTCTAATATTCCTACATCTTCATTTGGTCCAACAGTCATTCCCATTGTACCGTCAGCAATAGATTCAAATGCGTCTAACATTTCATCACGGCTGACTTCATTGTCTGCTTTACCATACATAGTGGGTGAGCCGTTACGTTCAGCGAAAGTCATCAGCCAATCCATCAAGTTTTCCTTATCTTCAACTACTGGTAAGAAGTCATATAATAATCCTCTTCCTTCCAGTTCATCATATAAAGAACCGAAACTGTAAATCAGACATTTGTACTCTGGAATTTCCAAGTCATACTTGTCCACCTGCTGATGCACACTGACCAGTTCACCAGTGTTATCATCATAAGTGAATGGATCATCTTGTAAAGTTTTAATATGTACTGGCACAATGTCTGTGATGATTATTTTACCGTCATCGTTAACGTCGAAAATTAGTTCATGGACATTGAAACCCCACATTAACGCTGAAGTCATCTGTTTAACCACAGTATTAACTTCGGTGTTCATTGTGGTTAGCATGTCCATTACGAAATCATAAGCTTCACTGCTTTCCTCATCAGTATTGGTCAATACCCATTTCTTGCTGGATAATAAGTATTTCAGTATGTCAAAACCAGTGGCTACTTGCAGGTCACGGAGTATGCTTAAACCGGTTTGATAATCAATACTGTCTTCATTGTCAGTTCTGTTGAATAAGTTAATGTATCCTTTTGCTTTATTCGCTGCGGTTCTGACAGTACTCCTTATGCTTTTACGATTGAATAATTGATTGCCTATGTTTTTGATAGTAGTAGTAACACTCATAATTATCTCATCCTTTTACGTTTTCTTTTACCAGTGGTTTTAACTCCATGTGCATTGTGTTTTTGTAAAAATAAATATCCGTAGGCACATGCATCGACTATATCGTCATGTTTTCCATTTGGGAATGATTTGAATTCGGACAGGAATGTTTCCCTTAATTCATTGTTGTTTATCATGACATGCACCTTGCCATCATAGATTGCATTGGCTAATGGTGTTGCTCTGTCTGCTTTTGTTCCCTTTGGTTCTGACTGTTTGGTATTGTATCCTTTCAATGCATTTTTATATTCATTGTAGAGCAATCCACTTGCTCCGCCGGATGTTCCTGGTTCTAACAGTATTGTATGTGTTGGACCATCAAACCTTGCGGTCCTTCGAATTACATTCTTGACATCATTACCATATTGTCCTCTTTCGTAGTCGAATATCCAGTATTCGTTATCAGAGACTTTACCCATTCTTACTCCAACGGTGTAGTCTCTATCATCACCGAAACTGTCATCGCTACTTGCTATATCCCAACTCCTACATCTTGCAATCAAGTAGTCATCGAATCCTGACTCGAAATGCAATCTGTCGGTGTGGAAGAAATCAGATGTCAAGTCAATAGGTTTCTGTTGATATATGGCTTGGAATTGTCTTTCTCCCATGGTTCTTTGCTTGTCCAGGTAAAAGTCCAAGTCATAATAATCCTCCCATAATGGTTTTCCATTTTCATCAATTGCTGGAAATTCTATAAATTCATATTTTGTGGATTGGTAATCATCTTCTTTAATCTTGCCTTGTATGTCCTCTGAATGCCATCTAGTGTGTAATAATACAAGTTTACTATTAGTACGAAGTCTTTGCTCAATTAAACTTGTAAACCAGTTCCATTTCTTCCGCAATTGTGTTGGGGTGAACTCATCTTCCAATCCTTTGTATGGATCATCTACAATAATGATGTCTGCTGGGTGACCTGTAATTGAACCACTTGCACCAGTTAATCTAATTTCTCCATTACATAATTCCCCATTTTTCTCAAACATTAAATGTGTACTGGATGATTTCACATTACTTACTTTTAAACCATCAAAGTGAGGTGCAGCATGATATAACAAGTTTCGTATTTGGATACCGAATGTTGTGGATAACTCTTTTTCAGCATTAACAATTAGTATCCTTAAATTAGGATTATTACATATTAACCAGGTACTAAATGCTAATGTGACAAGACTTGACTTTGAATGTTGTGGAGGCATTGCTACACATAACCTATTAGGAGTGTTCGGTAAAAATAGACGTTCTAAACTATCAGATAATTTTTCAATATGTGGAGCTAATACTGCACCATAAGTGTCTGCTACGAAACATAAGTAAAAATCATAGATGTGATTAGCGATGTTCTTTTTAGCTGCTTCTGTTAGCTCTATCATTTAGCATCGCCTTTGTATTATCGTTAATTAATTCAGATAAATTTTCAGTATTGTTGGATATAATGTCCATGTTCTGTATCAGTTTGCCAGTACCTAAAAATAGTTGAATAAGATTTCCATCCGATAAATTTTTTATCCTGGGCAATAATTCTTTTCCAGCAGCATCATGAATGTCTTTGGTAAGGTCTTCGTCTTTTGGAGCATAGAATTTTTGAGGAGGGTCTACCGCTTCGATTTCATTTATATTTATTAGGTAAATTTTATAACGCCTAATCGTACTTTCAGAAATACAGTCATCATCACAGTCAGTATTTTCCTCCAACCATTTTGCAATGCTATATGGGCTTTGCCCTTCTTTTAAGCATTGTGTGATTTTATCTCGGTATTTGCTTTCATAGATTTTTGGAAATTTGTCTTTGATTGCCTCCATGAAAGCCCCCCTATTGCCTCCATCATGAACTAATTATTAACAATGTTATATTATTTACTCTCTCATGAATGAATGATTAATGTAGGTTAAAATAAATATTAACTACAAGAGTTATTACTGCACAGATAAATGCGAATACTGCTAACTGGTTGTTGAATCTTTTTTGGTCTTCTTCTTCTTTTTTCTCTAAACTTCTTTTCAAGTTTTCATAGTCTGTTTCGATTGTTTTCAACCGTAATTCTAATTCCACGTCTCCTTTGTTGGAGTCCATTTTGAAGTCATTGAAGCCTTGAACCAGTATGTCTAATTTTTTGTCCATTTCATTAATCTTATTGTTCAATTCATCAATCCTTTTTTCTTTATAATCTGCTCTTGCTTCTAATTCTGCGATTTTCCTTGATTGGTTGCTTAACTGCTCCTTTTCAATGCAGACATATTCTAATTGTTCAACAACCATCCTCATCACATTCGTATTCATCATTGAGGACGGTTTCCTCTGATTCCATTGGTTGAGGTTTGTTGCCTAACCATGGTATGGTGTTCGGATTTTTACTGGACCATATTGCTATGATGAATGTTATTACTCCAGATACAAACATTACGATAGTTTCATGTGGTATTACTATTCCGAAATGTTTGCAGATTATTTCAATTATCAATACTATGATACCTGTCCAGGTTGCAATTGTGCTGACGTTGTTTGTTTCCATGTAGTGATCACCATTTTAAAAATTTTTTTTTATGAATGTAATGCTGTGGCAACTTTTGACGGTTGCCTGAACACCAAGAGTTTTTTCATAAAATGATAGAAATCGATTGTAATGTAAAAAAAGAATAGTCCTGTGTTCATACCACAGCAAAGTGTGAGTTTAGGTTTAAGGTTGGTTTTAGTTTTGAAGTGAAAAAATGTATTTCCTGAATAGCAAAGTCCGATAAAAAAGTACCTGAAAAGATGATTTAACCTAACCTTAAACCGTGAGGGTAAACTATATGAAAGCCTGCGACATAGGGAATTGAGTCTTGTGTCACTAGTCCGCAGTGTGGGCAGTATACTTGTTCGTCCTCGATTACTAAATCGTGTTCGCATTCTGGGCAGGTGTTTGGTGTGTGTGCCTGAATGCTTTTGATGAAGTAGAGTCTTGGGTTTGTCCATTTCTGTGACATTTCATCTGCCCTTATTATATATTGGGACTTTGTCAGAAGACTGTTTTTGCTCATTTTATTTCGCCTTTACTTATTATTTCGTGGTTGGTTTCTTTTGGTTGTCTTGGAATGATGTACACTTCTTTCAAATAGTTCAATGCTAATCTGCAAATGATTAATTCAAATGCAGATGGGGTTAAATTGTATTTTGATGTTATTGCATAGTTGGTTAGTTTAATGTCCGTGTTTTGTGGGATTTTAGTGTAGAATATGAAAGCCAGTATAATTGTTTCGTTACTGGCATTTCCGTGCAGTTCTCGGAAGTTGGGATACATCTCAATCAGATGTTCCACATGAGATTTTTCGTATGTGTTTAAGTGGAATGGTACTTCATTAAACAATGTTTTTGCGATTTCTTTTCTTGCTTTTATTCTTTGTTTTTGTTTTATTTTGTTTTCGTATTCTTTTGTCCTTATTTCGCCTTGTACATATGAGGGTTTGTATTTGTTTATTAATTGTTTGAAATCAGTCATAGGTTTCACTCTGTATGGTGTGTATTATTCTGTCAGCTAATTTTGGTCCTATTCCATCAATGGAAGTGAGTTTTTTGTGATCGAGGTATAGTAAATCTTCAAGAGTATATAGTTCTAACTCATTAACTATATCGTTGGCTCTTTTGTGGTTTAATCCATATACGCAGTATGTTAAGTAATTCATTGCAGGATTTTTATGTTTCTTTGGAAACTTTTTCACTATTGGTTTTGTGGATAGGTCTTTTTTGGCTTGTATGTACATTTTGTAGAATGCTTCGTTTATCCATGGGGTGTAACATTCTATTACTGTGCTGTATCTGTTGATTGATGCGATTGCTCCGTGAAATTGGTATAGGTTTACTGGTATGTAGTTTTTTGTCATGCTGATGCATTTGGTTCTGTCGTGTTCGTTTCCATGGATTAGTACATAGTGCCAGTCATAGTTTTCTGCTTGGTTTATGGCTTCGTTGAATACTCTGTTGTCTTGTATACTGGCGATGAAGTCCGCCATTGTTTTGTATTCTATGGCTACTTTATGGTCGAATATATAATCTCCGTATTGTAGGTTGGTTACTTCTGTTTCGCAGCCTAATTCTTGGAAGTATTGTTCTGCTTTGGGTATTCGGTTTTGTTCTTTGTCGCTTATTTGGACAAGCATTTTATCACTTCGTGTAGTGTGTTGATTTCTTCTGTGAGTGTTCCTATTGATAGTTTTAGTTGTATTATTTGTTTTGTGATTTTGTCGTATTGTTTGTCGATGTTCTTGTTGAGTCGGCTGATTTCTTCGTAGTGGTTTAATGTTTCGCATAGTTTGGTTGCGTCTACTTTGTTGTTTAGGTTGTAAGAATAGCCTTGTCCGTAGACTCTGCTCCCCTGAACTGCCCAATCATTCATAATATCAACTCCATATCGTATCCATATTCTTTAATTGTTCTTTTGGCATTTTCTAAATCAATAATAAACCATTCTAAACCTTTTGCAATTACTTTTTCTTTTAATTTAAGTAAATCAACAGAAGAAATACTTTTCACTTTCCTGTCCTCACGATATACATACTCCCATGATGGCTTGTGATTAGGATTTTTTCTCTTGTGGAGCATTACCCTATAAAACCCAGAAGTATTATGAACTTTGCTCATTTTCTCACGACTTTCTATTGAAACAGGAACCCCATATCTTGGATTTTTTTCACCAGAATTATCTGGAAGACTTTTTCTCATTTTCATTTTAGTTTCTTCAGATATTTTCTTTCCAATATTTGCTTTAAGTAATGCTTGTTTAACATGTTCAGGCATAGATTTTCCTATATTATGCATTCTTTGATGTTCCTCTCTTGTCATTGGGATTAAGTTCCATATTTCATTGTTTGTTTTGTTTTCATCTTCATGATGAATTATTATGCCGTTAGGGAATTCCTCATCTAATTTGATATTGTAAAATTTTTCAAAAATTAATCTATGAAGTAATTTGTGATTATTCCCTTCTTTTCCAGAAGTTATTTGGTAATACCCATTTTTGTTTATTTTTGCGGTTCCAAATTCAGTAAATATTGTATGAGGGTTCATTATATCTCTCCTATGTTGTTTAATAATTGTTTTAACACTGATTTCCCCAGTGATGTTCGTTCATTTTGGTATGCTTCTTTGATGGTGTCTTTGATTTGTTTGTTTTCGGTTACTAACTCGTTCAATACAGGGCAAACATCGCTGACATAGTCGTAGGTGTTTCTTGTTTCGATGTCTATTAGTGTACCACAGTCATCTATTATAAATCGGTCGGTCATTATTCTAACTCCTTTTCAATATCTAAATCATTATATTCACATTGCAGTTCAGTAAATCCTTGTTTTTTATTTAAAAGATAAATTAATGCTCGTATGTCAGATGGTTTGTGCAAATCAAATAATTGTCCATCATCACCTAATTTAATGTAGTAATCATTGATTATTTTTAAAAACTCTTTTTCAGTCATTCTAACCCTCATTTCGATATATTACATTTATTCCTTGATTTTTCGCCCAAACATCTACCATAACACTAATTGCATCATCTTCGGATAATCCCCCGTCCATCATTTTATCTAATGTTGGTTTTAATGAAGGATTGTCCTTAATTCGTTCTTTAATATCCTCAAAATCAACATTAATCATTCAAAATCTCCTCCATTTGTCTTTTCATTTCTTCATGTCCTAAGTCATCAATTAATTGTTCCATTAATGCTAACTGATTACTACGAAATGCTAATGTTTCTTGTAATTGACTATTTTTGTGTTTGAGTTCCTTGTTTTCATCGTGCACCTCATTCAAAGTTTCAGTAACACTTATCATTCCATCAAAGTCATTTAAATCGTATAATCTTTTCTTTTGATGGTCGCTAATGCTTCTGTCATCAGTAATTGTAAATCGTTTTTCAGTCATTCCACATCACCTTTGTAATCAGTTAATATTGCACTTACATTATATGAATATCCACTTGCTAAATCAATTCTACCAGTTCCTTTTGTTGTTAATTCCTTGATGAATTGTTTTAACTGCTCATTCTCATCTGCAAGAGTATTCATTTTGTTTATACAAATTTGTACATTCTTTTCAGAATTTTCAGACATTGAATGCAAATCAATCCATTCATCATTATCGATTAATCCATAATCCCCACAAACATATCCTAATTTAAATCGTTTATTCTCTGTCATTCGATACCTCCATATGTTGTTACTTTAAAACTAACTGTATCCACTTCTAATATATTAATGTCTTTAAATCCATATTCTCTTGCATATTCTAAAAATGTATTCGGATAATCCCAACCCCATTTCTTATGTTCATTGTCTTTGATTTTTTGTTTGATTTCATTCGCAATGCCTTGAAACTCTTTTTTAGTGAATTTCCTTTCGTGAAAAATCGGTAAAAATTCACTATCACTATAATTATAGAAACTAACCATATAACAGTACAATGCAGTCATTCAAACCACCTCATATAAATATAAACTATAAAACACATCAATATAAATCCGAACATTGAAGATAATATCCAAATCTCCTCACCAGTCATTCTAACTCCTCATAATCTTCACATTCTGACTTATAGTCAGTCCAATGGTCTTTTTTTTCACATAAACAACCTATTTCAGCATATCCTGAATGTTTACAATCTAAACAGATGAATCTATCTTGTTTTAACTGTTCATTCTCATCTTTTTGTTCATGATATTGTGTCCATGCTTTGTCTAACATTTTTTTAAGATACCAATGCCTTTCTTCATTGGGATTGTTGTCTGCTAATTCATTCAACAAATGAAATACACTTCTCGTATCGGCACAATTTGGTTCAGAACCATCATCAACAGTATTAGAAGCAATCATTATCGGTGGGAAATCGCCTCTTAAGTCTATGATTGCATTGTCTGTTTCTCTTAATTCAAATCTACCTTTTTCATAAATACAAGTTCCCATATGTTCATCAGTCATTCCACATCACCTTATAAACTCTTTTCTTAATTCCCTTAATCTTCCATAATCATTTTCACAACCACTACACCATAATGCTTTTTCAAGTATTCTAATGTCGGATAGAAGTAAATCATTATTTTTACGATTTTGTTCAATTAATTGAGCAATTGTAGATTTTAACTGCTCATTCTCTTTTTTGTATTGTTTACATTCATCAAACAGTTCATTGCTAATCTTATTTGCATAATCAACATCTGCTTTTCGTATTTCAAGTTCTGATTGCAACCCTCTATTTTTGGTTTTCAATCGTTTGTTTTCTTCATGTAACTCATTCAATAAATCACATAAGTAATCTGCTTCCCATTTCTTATCACAAAATGCAACAGTAACTTCTACAATATCATCACTAACTCCAAACTTATTCACATCAGGAAACTTAAATACTCTAAATCGGTTTTCATTCATTCAGATAACTCCTTATTTAAATCATTATACTCACATTGTAACTCTGAAAAACCTTGTTTACGGTTTAAAATATAAATCAAACTTCTAATATCAGATGGTTTGTGTAAATCAAAAATATCCCCCTCATATTGTATATAATAATCATTTATTATTTTGAAAAAATGTTTTTCATTATCTCTTCCACGAAGTTTACGGACTTCATCAACACTATCAGTTGGTTCATCTGTGTGTACTATTCCTATAATATCATCAACAGTTGTTTTATCTCTTTTAGTCATTCAAAACACTCTCCTTTAACTCTTCCCTTTTATTGAAATCCCAGTTATTTTGTTTCATTAATTCAACAAACTCTTCTGCTTGACTTTTTTTACGAAAACTCGCATAAAACTTATTACGATAAGTAACATACCATTTGCAATTGCTATGACTCCAGTAATAATACTTTGGATTACATTTGGATGCTTTAATCACCTGACGCTTATACTTCCCACGTGAACGATTACCAATAATATCACTAGACCTTACCAATCTACGATGAAAACCAAGATACTGGCTTTCAGTAAGACCTAACCTCTCCATAATCTCACGCATAGGCACATCAGCACGATACAACCGCAAATATTCCTCCTTAACACTATCAAAAAAACCATCATTCTCAATAACTCTAAAATTAACTTTGCTTGTACAACTCATCTTTATCCACCTTTTTTGTACTGATTTTCACAACATGCCCTATTAACCTGAATGTCATCCTTGCCTGACAGCAGGGACAATGATACACATATTCCCCATGGAGTAACATTCTGATTTTATGATAGGTTCTTGGTCTCCAGGAATAACCACAGATAGAACATTTTTGTAGTTTTGGATCTATTGGCATTTCCCTGTGTCAACTCCGATTATAGGGATTATTCCATCATGGTCTACGTAGAATCTTGTTTTATGTTTTGGCCGAGGTAAAGTTGTAGTCATTAATTTTTTGACATTGATGTAGTAATTGTAATTCATAGTAGGTGCCTCCAGTGAATGGTGTAGTTTTTTTTGCGTTTGTATTCCTTGTATGGGTATCCTTGTGTTTCACCATATTGGATTAATCGTTGGTACCATCCGAGTTTACTGTTTGGACTTGTTAGTTTTTTGATTTTTTTTATTGCTGAATGATAGCTTTCACCTTGGTCGAGTAGTGGTTTTATTTCGTTGAATAATTCTATTGTTTCTTGTTGTAGGTCTTCAGTTGTTCGTTCTATTATTCTCATTGTTTCACCTTTTGG